CGGGTGAACCGGCCAAATTTCTTGCAAACATGCTTCCAATATTCTGGTTTAAGAATATCCTTATAAGCTGTTTCTGCCGGAATGGTGACAAAATACGATGTACGCGCTGATTCTGTTAATTGAACCCGCACATCATATAAATCTTGAACGGATTTTTGTTTTACTGCTTCCATTGCTCCTCCTGAAAATGGGGCGAGTTTCCCCGCCCCGATTTGTTAAGCATGCGTTGATGTCAGCGATGCCCCAGTAGAGAGAGTTGCACCGGACGTACTTACGCCAGTGACAACCCCTAACGTGAGAACAACACTGGAACCTGCCGATGAATACTGAGCACCCATGAGAATATCCCCCGGCCTCATACCGAGTGTTTTCCCATCAGTGAAAAAGTTGCTCACAAAAATATCGGTCGTTTTGTTGGTGGACGTGTAATACCAGACGTTCCCACCTTGTTGACGTTGTGTGTTCTGAGTCGTGCTCAGTCCAGTAGCGCTTCCAAGTTGACCAATCGTATTGGTGATACAACGCGGAGGATTCACCAGAGAGGACGATGCCGTTGTGCCGTAATAAGCCATTTGTTAGCCCTCCTTATGCGTAGGCTGAGCCGTCGTGAGTAATCTCGACAGCACCTGAAGTTTGCATTAATACACTGCCCATGAAAGCCGATGCACGACAGTAGGAATAATCCTGCTCATCGTTGTAGCCCACTGCGGTATCCATTCCAGCCATATCGATGGCATGACCGAGTGAGTTTTTGTGATACATCCACGACTTTTCAGAGGAAGTCCCTTTGCCCGGTAGATTGGGATGAGAGATCACCAGCATGTTGTTAAATCGATAGGCTTGTGGCCTATCGCGCCAGTTAGCATCATCACCAGCCCACGGACGCAATGCAACATAATCAGCCGAAGAGAATTCAGGCTCCTGCTGAAGATAGGCCAGAAAAGAGGGCTGGCATAACAAGGTTACATTGCTGTCCCACGGAACGGATGCGTTCTGCAATTTAACCATTGCATTGGCGATGGTATCAGTTCCTGGGATTGTGGTGGTCCCACCAATGGTAACAGTGGTGCCGTTCAGTGTGGTGATAATGTCATCATCAATCTTGCGATTGATAACACCCATCGTGGTCATTTGCATGATGGCACGCTGATTGCCTTGTGAGGCAAAGACATTAAACCGGGTTTTACGAGCCAGGTCATGCCACTCTCTCAGAGTGGCAGTATTCTGGGTATTGTTATCGGCGCGGGCGGGAATTAATCCATTTACACCGCGAGTTTGCGCTGCGGCGCTGCCTGAATCAACAACAAGAAACACGGCTTGATTGCCGCGAATCTCTGCCTCTGTTACAACAGTATCACGCAACAGAGATTGATGCTGCTCAAACCCCGCAATGAACTCTTCCCGATACACCGTCTTAAAAGCGGTATCTGACATAACGGTCTCCTAAATTAAAAAGTTAAAAGTACACTTCTCGACCAGGGAGGCCATCACAACAATTTCAGGGATGCCATTGCTGGGGCTGAATATCTGTTGTTCTGGGGCTGATGCTATCCAGTGCTTATTTTATATTAAAAACAACTCTCTACTAACTGTCTACCGCAATTGCGTTAAGCTGATTGTTTTTGTCTATATTCGACCAATTGCAGGTATTCTTTCTGAACCCGGTCATCTTTCCAGTATTTGTTGTAGTCAGCAGACCCTTTTGGAGCGCCCATCCAGCGTTTAATCTCAGAGATGCGATCCTCGTAAGTTCCCTGAAACCCTCCCTGACTCATTGGCATGACAGAACTCATGGGGTTTTGTAACAACGCCATGCTGACTAAAAACTTCTGTAATCCAACATTATGCTTTAACAACTGCCCTTTATCGTCACGCGCGTTTTCAAGCGCTGTTTTAACATCGGCCCCAGCGCTGTCAAGCAAGCCGTTGATTATATTTATATTTCTTCGATATTCATTGCCCCATTCGGCATGGAGCTTATCTTCAGCTTTTTGCTGTAAATAAAGGTCCGCTTCTTTTTCAGATTCAAGATCCGTGTTTTCTTGTTCTATCAGGAAGCTATAAACTGATTTAGCGGCATCAGATGACAAATTATTTTCATAGGCGAATTTTGAGATCATATCAGCAAGAGGTTTATCATCCTCTTTGCTGACCTCAAATCCGTAATCTTCGGCTTTTAATGGTATGCCATTGGCTTGCCGCCATGAATTCTTTTCCTCATCACTACCCTCGGCGGGAAATGGCTTTACCTCGCGATACTCTCCGGATCGAACTTTGTTCTGGCTCGCAACCAGGGCATCCACTACATCCGGTATGGATTGATAACGGCTCAATCTGCCTAACTTATCCTCATCGCCACCGGATGCCTGCTCACGCCAATTATCTGGCCATGGACTTGCGGGCGGTGGAGCGCCACCTCCAGAACCACCTCCAGAACCTGGCGCCTCCGGATCTTCTATAAAGAAAAAAGGTTGCTTGAATCTACGCATAATTTTCCTCCTTGTGTTGCATTCTACCTACTTTTAGTTTGGTCATTTTTACTAACTCTAGCCCAACAAATCTTTTTCCTTCTGCAAATACCGTATCCCTATCGCCACCAAATTCATTAGGACGGTACGATAAATCATAGGTCTTACATAATTCATGAACAATCCAATCTAAAGCCATTGTCTGCTGTCCTTCATTGGCCTTTCCTTCAGATAACATCTGAATAGCGATAACAATTTGATCATCATACGCCGGGGGGTTATAAGGTCTTTTGTGGTTACCCTTTGTAATTTTGACGCCTTGCTCGTCTTTAGACGACATTCAAACCTTCCTTAGCTTGAGAAAGATTGGCGGCTATCTCAGAACTTTGCTGCATTTGGTCCATCCTGTTTTGTTCAACCATATCCGCTTCGCGCTTTCTGGCCACTGCCTCTAATTCGCTTTGGCTTCGTATCCATACAGCTGGAGTACCAATTCCCATTAAAGATTCCCTTAATGCGGTAGTGACATCAATTGAGGCGTAGGCTGAGCCGTCAAGAGCCGCCGCCTCTGCGATTAATGCTTTAGCTTCCAGGAATTTTTGTCCTTTCTGTTGCTCAATGGCATCATGTAATGGGGATTCAAAATCAAATTTAATCTCTCTGTTGCTTAAAGACTTTGGCATATTATCTTTAGGATTTCCAAACGCACCCATGCGCATCATGCGACGAAACGATAAATCACACAAAGCCCCGTTGTATTCATATTCCATCGGTTCAAATATAGGCATCGCTTCACGAATATATTGCTGGACTCTTTGACCTACTTCATAAGCGGTCATTTCTGGTGCGTTGACAGGAAGTCTTAACCGATCCAAATAAAAGCATTTAGTTAACTGGATTCTCATATCTTCCTGCATTTCAAACCCAAAAGGGAGACCTCTATAATCTTGGGTTAATGGTCTTAACGCATCACCAAGGCGTTCGTCATATTCAGCATCAACCCAGGTTATCCCTCCGGCATAAATACTGACATCGGATTTAACCGCCTCATGAGTAGCAACCATTGGCGGATTTACAGCCTTTTCCCCTGCTTCCAATAAGGATACAGTCATTGCCTGGATTAATCTTGCATCAGGTAAAGCTGTGATGGTGGCGGGTGAAAAAGCGTACTGTGATCCAGAAACTGTCTGCCAGCGCGGAATAACATATTCAAAATCCCACATAGGAACGACTTCAAGCAATGTGTCATTATCGATATCGTAATAGATAGAAAAATAATCTTTCCCTTTTGCATCTTCGCTATAATATTCAGCGGCGCATACGATGTGATAAATTCGGAATGTAGTGAACGGTTCTTTGTCCAGCTTATTTCTTACTTTTTGACTGGTTTTATCCCCAAATTGAGAAACCAAATCCCTTGCTGTTGCTTTCCATTGCCGGACAAAAAAATCTATCTCACCATCCTGGTTTTCCATCCAGGCGCAATCTTTTAAATGCCAGTTTTGGTAAAGAAGCCTATTTACATAGCTATTTGGCCTGATTTGAATAACACATTGTCCAAATGCCGCAAAATCATGATCACCTTGTTTTGTGGCGCGGGAGAATTGTGATTTCCTGCTATACATCTGTCGATGCATGCCTTTTGTTACCCATTCCAAATAACGTTCACCTTCAATATCCGGGTCACCTTCCATTAGGGACATCTTGAACCATTGTTGCGTGGTGGGACGTAACATCGATCCCAATTGATTACCAAGATCCCTTCTGATCATTGTTGGATACGATGTAGCTTGATGATCTGCGTACTCAGAGCCAAAATTACGCTGATACGTAAAATCCGCTCTTTCATAATAAAAATTATCAGCAATTTCCTGGAGCAATGACAAATATGTCGAACGTTTCGACATCAATTCAACACACTGCTCCTTAAGCTGTTTTATATTCATCCGAGTGTACTTTCATCCTCGCTAAGGATAGAGGCTTTTCGACCTCTTCCTCTGGTTCTAGCTCTACGTCTACGGAGCTCCCGTGATTGCGCCTCTTCATCCGGTATAGGCATGACAGGCGGTTTTTCAGGCTGAGGAATATTGACATCTGGAAGTAACGCATCACCTACAAGCTCAAGCCCATAAGTAACAGGACTCAAAGCAGCTTTAGCCGCCTTTTTTAAGATCTTGCCAATATTTAATCCCATTATTGTCTCCTTGCATGTTGTCTGCCCATTACTACTTTAGGCATTTTAGACCCACTGAATTGACTTCTTTTCATTAACAATTCTGCCCACTCCAAAGCAGAATCAGCGAGTTTATTACCGTAAAACCAACACATCATTACCGCATCGCCTTTATCTGTCGATCTACCTAATCGCTCAATTACCTTTTCCTTAGGCTCCACCGTTATAACGTTGTTCCTAATAGAATAAGTAGGAGCAGTCAAATCAGCCACCATCTCAGGATCATCAGGTAACATGATCCTACTACCGCCCGGTTGCGATGGATCTAATGCTTCCCGAAATTTCCAGATGGCGGCAGATCTATCATTAGCAAAAGGCATTTTCGTAATATCAGAACGAAGTGCCGATTTCTTAGAACCTTTAAAACCTTTAACCTCAATGCCGTTGTTAACTAGATGTTCATAGGCACTTGATCCATAGCCGCCGCCTAAATCGATAATGACAGTTGCCTCATCGCGACGTTCTTCCATAATAAACCCCGCCGCTTGTTGCCCCATTGTTTCCTGTAAAAACAATTTGGCTGGCTTTTCGATAAGCGGAGCAAACCATCCATCATACCGTTTGGCAATAATCATTGGGTCTTTACCACCGCCCGTCATGTCTGCAGCGACCGCACACATAGGGATATGTGATGCTGGCTTGGATTCCCATCGGTCCTGCGCTGCCCTGATCCAACTTGTTGGAATCGACTGGTTGATTTCATCCTGTATAGCTAAATCAAACCGCCCATCCCTATACGCCTGCCTTTCTCTTTCAGGTAATGCCGCTAACACAGAATCATAATTCGTTGCCGCTAGATCAGGGTTATCGGATAATTTGGCTCTAATAAACGTCCTTGATCGAGCCATAACCTGCTCGCCACTGATTAAATGCGGGCCTGGACCATTAACTTCTATATCCTTCCCTTCCTCAGACGTTGTGAACCATCTTAATTCTCCTGGTTCTGCCGGATTTGGATAAGTTGGGTCTAACCATGGCGCCCAGTACTTTACTACCCAATACCCTTCAGCTGTGGTTGGTGGATTCCCTGTGGCCACTACTCGGCATCGTTGGTTTGGATCTGAAGATCGATTCCATGCACAAATAAACCTGAATTGTGATTCACTAAAGTCCGATACTTCATCAAATGCTTTTAAATCGTGCGGAATCCCTTTACGCTTCTGCTTGTCGGCTTCCAGCTGACAGCCACCCATATCGATAATGCGACCATCTGTTTTCCATGTCCCTGTTGAGCGATTGAGCCCATCTGAGTGACCCAATATCTCTTCAACCCGCTCTGGTAGTTTTTCAGCCTCTTTGTTTGTCCGCCTTAAAATCAAACTGCGGCTATGCCTTGTTAACGCTAATCCAATGATTAGGTCCGTTTTCCCCCCACCTGCTTGCCCACCGTAAAATAATTCGTCCGCTTCGCATAAGTAAGCTCGGGTTTGCGGTCCTGGGTTGGGTATCCATACTTTATCTTTAGTAGCCTCCCAAACAGTTTCCTTGAAATCCTGCTGCTTTTCTTCAGGAAGTTGCCGATAACGCGCCAAGATATCATCCAGCAGCTGTGTCTTCATACGTATGGAATTAAATTATATTGTCCGGAGTTTGCCCCATGGCCACTGAGGTATATTTAACGCCTCGCTGCTCCATATTTGCGTTCCAGGTTTGCATTTGGTATTTATTGTCATCAATAGCGCCGTTAATGAAATGCAAATCCTGTTGCAACGCAGCGATTTGCAGTTCATTACGATATTTGCGCTCTTGTAATTCACGGCTTCTTTGCAGTGTTTTGATAAATGCATGATTGGTTTCACAAACACCATAGAGTGGAGGCGGAACAAAAAGATCACTTTCAGGCGGCACTCCGACCTCGATTCCCTTGGATGCCGCTAATTGAGCAAAATAAATGCATCCTAATTTCTGGTTGTAATATTCTTCATTAGCTGCCATGTCCACACCCCAGAACCCGAGTTTATGTGGGCCTTCAGCTCTTTCCATCTCCTCAATAGCTAATGCGGCCATCCAGCTCAGTGTTGAATTAAACCAGTAAGGGGAATATTTCTTAACCAATGCATCAACTGGTAACGGAACACAGTTAGGGATGTCAGGGACTTTCTGAGCCATGTAAACTGGGCCATTAAAGTTCTTCAGGAAATTACAGTAACCTTCACTAAACCACGGCTGACCTGGTTCGTATCGGTGAATCTCAAACCATACGATCGCTTTATCGCCGTGAATTAAAGCGCCAGGGGAACAGCCCCAAACCTTCCATTCTTTATTCCCAAACGGCAATAAATTAATACTACTTGGGGCGCTCCCCATTAGTGCGATCTTCATCGTTTCCTCCTTCCGATAATTACGAGCTGATAGCAGTGGCTGCCGATGGAAATGCCATCCATGCCGCTGTAGACAGTGATACGAGTCTTACATGATCACCAAGAGCGTCCATTGTAATGGCTGAACCAGCTACGCCATTTGTGCTGTAAATCGTCGCAGCTGCCGGCGAAATAGTATGTGTTCCGGTCGAGGTTGAAATTGTTGCAATACTCACCTCCAAGCCAGCGTAGGGAGGATCAGTCAGAGTCCAGGTGTCGTTTGTAGTCGTAACGACCGTATGCATTCCGTAGGGCAGTAATGCGGTTCCTGTGGTGTCTGAGGTTGCATTCGTTACCGGACGAAGCACATCTTTAAAACCGCCAGCAAAATCGTCATACGTCAAGAAAGCCTTACGGCCATGCAAAGAAATTTTCTTTTTGCGCCGAATGTCATTAAGTGAAAATGCCATGATTAATCTCCTGTATGTTTATGTGTGTGAGAGTTAGACCTTGTAATGCACTACAGCAGTACCAGCGCTGAGAGTAATATACAGCCCTGATGTGGATGGAAATTCAACAGCATAGCCTAATGGCAAATAGCCGCTTGATGTGACTGTCGCGAGTAGCGTTCCTGACGTCGATCCGTTATATAACGAGGCTGTCCCACCGATCGCCTGGGCAAAGGTGAGAACTCCTGATTTAGCTACAACTGTACCGTTAGTAGATAATGACCCGGATGAACGCGAAAGTTGATATGCCATGTTATTTCTCTCTCTTTGGTTTCCAGCCCGTCTTGCGCATAGTTCCAAAAATATAAGCTCTGCGCCGTTTACCGGTTAAATGCTTTTTTGAGGCCTGCTTTTCTAATTTCTTTTCTAATGCTTTTGGCATTCTTCCCCCATTAGAAGAAATGCTGCCCTTCGAGCAAATTCTGATTCTGTGATTTCAGGGAATAATGCTTCACCATCTTTGCCTGTGTGTTCTACCCGATCAATGAACATCTTCAGGTATTTGCCTAAATCTTGAAGAGCTCCACGTTTATCAATAAACTTCACTTTCTTGGTTGTTTCTACCCCGCCATCATCTCCATTTTCCTTCCAGACAGAGGTATCAAAGCCATTAATCGCTCTGGCCACATCTTCAGGCATTGCGCTAATCGGGAGTAAATTACCGTTATCGTCAAATGCTTCCCTGATATCCAGAAATGCCAAACGCGAATATTCCTCAAGCACACGTTCTACCGTGACCTCGATTTTCTCTTTCACGTTGTTTGAATTGACTAAATCGGTAATTGCTTGTTGAATGTACAGTTTTGACAGGTTTTCTGAACCGATCTGTCTGGCTGTATCTTTACTATACCCAGCTCTTATTGCTGCCTGAGTAGCATTGAAATCAACGAGATACTCACGAACGAATAGCTCTTGCTTGGGGGTTAATTTAGATGTGGATTCACTCATATCCCTTTGAGTATCAGAGATATGCGACTTGTTTTCTACCGCATTTGCGGTATTTCTAAATAATGCGCTTGCGAGAGTCTTGCCTGGGTAAGTTCTTGTCCGCAATAGCGGGAATGGATAGTGAGAATAGATACGCCAATACTGTGTTTTGGTTCTGTGCCGCCTTTCCACCAGCGATCTATGCTGGATGTTTTCTTGCCAAGAATTTCGGCTATTTGTGAGTAAGACAAACCCCCTTTGTCCATAAGGTCATTGAATATCTGTTCCCATGGTAATACTTTTGGGTAGACGTAATCGTTAATCCGGAACAACTGGAGATCCTTTTTTAACGTTGTCTTTTAATGATTTCCCGATTATCTGATTCTTTAAAAAAATAGGAGCGCCTTCGGATGGCCTTCCGATCTTTAAATGGCGCTCCTCAATGGTAGTACCCTTTGGGATTGAATCATTCCAATAGAGCGATGGCCTTAATTTGTATGACGCCTCTTCACCTGGCTTGCAACCAAACTGCGCCTGTCCAAGTAAAAGTCTTGTTTTACTGACCTCTTCTACCATTTCTTTGAATTGATTGGGTAATAAAGCGAATTTATCTAACCCATTTCTATTTAAAGAGATGTGTTTTTCGATCATACTGGCCCCTAGTGATGTAGCAGCAATAGGCACTAGAAGGCTCATACTGTGATCTGATATTCCTATTTTACCGCTGATTGATCCTAGTTCTACCATAGATTTTAGATTAACCTTTTCCAAATCGGTAGGGTATTGGCTGATACAATGAAGCAATGTTAAGTCCACGCATCCACCCGACACCGCTGAAAGGACTGCAGTTTCAATTTCTTCCCAGCTGGCCATGCCTGTAGATATGACTAGAGGCTTGCCCGTATTGGCTGCATAACGAATTAGCCCTGTGTTTATTATCTCAAATGACGATATTTTATACATAGAGCAATCAAGCGTTTCCAGGAAATCCACGTCACTTTCATGGAATGGTGTACTAAATGGCTCTATATGCAAATCTCTGGCGTATTCAAATAGGTCACTATGCCATTCTTTTGGTGTATGGGATTTCTTGTATAAATCGATTAATTTAAAACCAGACCAAGGGCCAGAATCTATGGTGTATTGGGGATTACCGACGAGAAGATTCGGCTCAAAGGTCTGAAACTTTACGCAATCCGCGCCAGAAACAGCAGCTTCCTCAATAAGCCTTATGGCTTTATCTATCGAGCCATCGTGGGAGGCTGATATTTCAGCGACTATTTTCATCTTACAAGCAATAAAAGTGCTACGAGCAAAATCCCAATTACCGGAAGTACAACAAAAGCCCAATCAGGAATTCTAGCCAAGCCAAAATCTGTCCCTGGTAGAGGATCGTACTCATTTGGAGGGACCAGAAGTAAATATAAATAATTACCCCCTTCTGTTTCTGCTGTTGCTAATGGCAATCCTTCAGCATCCTCTTCTCTAATACCATAAACTTGCTTATTCTTTGAGTAATGCCCATGCGTGTCTTTACTGTATCTCATAAGTCACCTGTATGATTTTTCCACCTAATTTCTCAAATAGATTCCTTGAGACTTTATTCTTTGGATTAACATTAGCCAGAAATGGGCCTTTGTTTGTTGCCATCAGCAATTTAACCGCTCTCTCCGCATGTCCCTGCCCTTTGAATTGGTTAAATATTGATACACCTATCTCGTTTTGATGCGTTAAATAGATAGCGCCCACTATTCCGTTTTCAGATTCAACCATGTACCAATGTTTATAGGGTCGCGATTCAACAAACTCGCAGTGATCCTCCCATGACGGCATTTCCTTATGACTGATACTTTGCTCTGATGTGCGTTCTTTAAGTAAATCATAAAGATCCTGCTTAATAATGTAGTAATATTTTGAATTATATATCTCAACCAGGTTAATCAAATCCTCACCTCAATCCCTTTTCCATGTAAATATTCAGCCATACCTTTGGGCGTTGCGTTCGTGAATTGAAACAATGCCCCTACAGCTACACCACTGGCGCCGGCCTGAATAGCGTTGTAGGCGTCTTCGTAATCTTTACAGCCACCCGATGCGACTACAGGAATACTTACTGCTTTTGATACTTCTTCTATTGTTTCAAGATCGTATCCTTCCATTGTACCGTCTTGGCTTTCACATTGAAGCAATATCTCGCCGGCGCCTCTTTCTTCAATTATCTTTGCTGCTGAGATTGTAGATAACCGAAATATTTTTGAATAGTCCAAAGAAACGACAATAGTCGAACTTCCGTATTTATCAGCCAATCTATTGATTTTACCCGTATCCATTACATTAAAACTAAAACTTACCTTATCCGCCCCAGCCTTAAGCAATTCCCTTACATGCTCTGCGGTTCTTACCCCGCCACCGACCGTGATAGGCGCAAAACACTTATCCGAAAGCTTTCTGATCATGTCGTAATTTGGTTCTCGGTTTTCCTTGGTTGCGGTTACGTCCAGGATCATTAGCTCATCTACGCTTCTCATAGCATGCACTCGCGCAGCCTGTAGGGCGTTTCCAATAACTCTGTCAGCACTGAATTTCCTACCCTTTACCAAGTGAGCGCCTTTGCAGAGGATTGTTGGGATAATTCTCTTGGCCAGCACTAAATCTTCACCTGTACGTTGTGCTCGCCCGCAATCTCCCAGAATCTTTCTTTAGTCATTCCTATTCGATCCAATACTTCTTCATAATAAATACCCATATAATATTCAGGGAATAGGTGTTCTGTTTGTTCTACCCATTTTAACGCTTCCTCGCGGCTTATCAGGCCGTTACGGATGTCTACAGATATTTGGGTTGTGCCGCGGGAGTAGCCGTATTTCAAATACATAAAAAAATCATGACCGCAGCCTGTTTCGATATTATCTAGGTTTTCATGGTCCCAGAAATTTCCTTCTGTCGGCTTAACCTGAATCATCCCATACTCTTTTGCTAGCCTCGCATTAGCGTGGCTGTCCCATTTTATATATGCCCCAAGAAAATGGGCTTCAGTTTTGTTTTCTGACAGAACAATAGCGCTTGGGCTTATATAATCATCCATATCTTTGGCAGTAATGCCTTCTACGCCAATAAAATCTTTTGGTCTTACCCCTAGAAATCCGCCAAACTCATGGGTCCATCGCTGGGTCATTTCACGCGCCATTTCACTACCTTGCGGACCTCCGTATTCCATCTGACTGTTCTCGCCATACATCACCAATGGAATACCTAGGTCAACGGATGCGCGAAACGGAGTTGAAAATATCGCATAGTGCTCTGGTAGCGATGCGTCTCCTACAAGTTCCAACCCGAGCCGATTTAGCTTTGCTCTTACCGTCATATTCGGCGTATATTCGATTGTTCTTACATGCCTAGCCAAGTTATCTATGTTTTTTCGTCCAACATCAGATAACATACATGTTCTAGCTGTAATAGCAGTAACATTGGCGCCCATATTTTTTAGAGTTATTGCCTGGGCATGGCTGTCTTTCCCGGCAGAACTTGGCACCAATACCTCACCATGGAATTTATCCAGCAATTGATGCAATTCTTTTTGTCTTTGTGCCCAATCTATATTTTCTTTTTTCTTTTGTGCGTTCAAACAGGCGGGGCAAACCCCATCCTGATAAACATGATCGGGTCTAGTAGGCTTCATCACACAAAGCTTACATCTCATATCGTGCAATATCTCTTGAGTCAACTTACAGCGCATCATAAGCTCTCTTGAATGATTCAAGCCCATACTCGATCTGTGTGTCGGATTTATTGATTTTATGCTTTTTCTCATTGATCGGAATCGAGAAATGATCTGCAATCTCATCAACCGTTAAAGGTAATTCCATGAATTCAGACAATTTACGGATTTCATTTTCATCCTGTTGAAACAAATTATCTGATGATATTTCTATAAATCTGTCTGGGTAAACAGATCCTAGAGCCCGGCTAAATACCTCTGTGAATTTTATATACCATGCAATCGTCGCTGGAAGGTCTAGTCTTGCCAATCTGTATTTAAAATCAGGATCAAACTTAAAATACATCAGTTCCGGTTGCTGAGATCGCCACTGGTTTTTGCTGTAAAAAGATTTAAATACAGATTCTGGATCCCGTCTTAAAAAAACAAACTTAGACTTAGGATGTATCTGCGCCATAACCGGAGAATATATCGTATCTAAATGATTAAGCATGGCTAATGGCCGATTTACATTACACCCCCCAATCCATTCGGATAATCGAGTAGTTATCCAGTCAGATTCTAACTTCCCGTCGCCTTTATTCCCAGAAATGAATCGGCACATCAATTCTTTGCGGTGAACTTTGGAAGGTTGATAGAAATAACTGTGAAAAGGCATATATTGAGTCCGCTCTAATAAACGGAATAACGATACAGTCCCCACTCGTCCAGTGGACAATATCATAATGTGCGGCAATTCTTTGTAGATATTATCTTTTTGATAATCTGATAGAGTATACTGATATTCTTTTATGTTTCTTGTTAATGCTTCTTTATTAATAACCGCTTTCTGCATGCCAATTGCATCGGTTGACTGATGAGTCATGTCAGCAAATTCAATCGACATTACCATATCTTCTTCAGGTGGATACGCTGTTATAATTCCATTAGCTCTACCTTGCTTGTGTCTTAACATTGATAGTTCTGGATTAATATCAACTGGAGTCTCGAGGGAAAGCGTGTCAATCAT